GCCCACGCTACTTTGGAAATCGGTCTGGTTGGAGAACGCCTCTGTTCCCTCAGTCGTCAGCTGAACATCTCTGACTTCGGAAACGTTGCCCGTCATATTACCTACATACACGTTATTAGGACGCGCATCTCCCAGCATTTCAGCGACAGCGGTAACTTCACGCCCGAGAGTTGGCGGCCTCCACGTTCCGCTGTCCAGGACGTAACACAGCCCGAGGATAGGAATAGAAGGCTCCTGAAATAGATATGCCCCCAGCAAAAGAGGCCCGACGACGGGGACCTCTATTCCCGAAGAGCGGCGCACGCCGCCGTAGGGAACATATACCTGGATTTCATTCAGCTGTTTCACGTAGCAAATCCTGGATTCATACAGGTAGGTCTGTTCGATTTGAGGTATTCCATAATCCCTCCCACCTAGCGTCCATCTTCTCCTCTTTCCGAACGCAGGAAGGATGTCCCTGCCGAAAAACTCCACGGCATTGCCGTCCGTCCCGTACAGGCCGCGCTCCGAGAGAAAGAAGCACCACTCCTTGCCCTTGTAGTCGAAGGTCTTGACGCTTTCCTGTCCGACAGCGCCAGTGCCGCGAACGATGGTTTCGTAGCGGTAGGTTGCGTCTTCACTTTCAGCCTCGGCAGTGCCAGATACTTCGGACACCCGCAGGATTTCATCGCGCCCAAACATGAGGACGTAGGGGCCGACCCGCTCCATTGCCACAAGCCCTCCACGCAATTCCAACCCAGTCACGGCATTTGAAGCAGGCCAGTAGTCGGGCTCCGCAGGAATGCTCCAGTAGAAGTCGTTGGTGTTTTGCTTCGCGCCGAAGATGCGTCCGAAAGCAGACACGAAAAGATTGAGGGGAGGAGCAATGTCCTTCATCTCGTCATGGATGGGCTGGCCGACAAGGGTGGCCTCGTTCATCGCGTCGGTGAAGGTCGTGGAAGTGTTGTTCGCTATCTCGCCCACGTAGAAGAGAGTAGAGCCTGGAGCACCGCCAGTCAGGAAGCTCATCGTGCGGTAGATGCGACGGCGAGTAGTACCGGTGATGGAAGCGCTGGCATCCACGGGAATGCTGTCAAGCTTCGCGTCCCACAGTCCAATGAAGCCGGACGTGTAGGATTTGCGTAGAGGCATGGACTCACGGTCGTTTACGTGGTCGTAGAAAGACACGGCCCACTCGTGGCCTGCGCTCACGTTGATGTTGCCGGGGAAGCTTACGGAAGAAAATACGAGCACGCCGGTAGGAGCAGCAATACCGGCGGTCAGGAACTTCGGAATATCGCCGGGGAAGAAAATCCTGTTAGCGGCGACACCGTCCCCGAAGATTTCGCGGTTTTCAATTCCTGCGGAACGCACCTGCTTGCCTGCCGTCATGGTGCCGAGAAGATAACCCGGCTCAATGAGTGGCATCAGGCAGTCTCCACAATGAGATTACATGAGGGTTCGTAAACCCACCGCGCATAATCATTCCCGTCTTCTGGAAGCACTCCAGCGCCTAGCCGCTCCTTCTTCAACATGAACTGGAACTGGGTCTGTCCAGTGAGGTTTATCATTGAGAGGGACAGCTCAAAGTCCCACCACTCATAGTCGCCAGACCGAACGTGATAAGCCTGTAAAGGCTGGCTATCCCACGGGGCCGCATCGTCGTCCCCATTTCCGACTGGAACAGAACCAAGCAATGTTCCTGCCGCCCAATCTGTCGGGTCTAGCGTGCCGAAGTTCTTGTAGTAAAACTCCAATTCATCCTGGTCATTCCAGGGAGGAGATACTATAGGAGTCTCGTTCATATACGGATTTATGTCGAACCGCAGTCGTGCGCGAATAACCGTCTTTCCAGCAAGGGCACTAGTGTCGAACGCGATATATTTTCGGACTGCGTAGTATGTCTCTACCGCTCCCGCCCACCGTGTAGCCTCCCCGATATACTCGTTTTCTCCCTCAAAATCATCTGCCACGACAACGTTAGAACCTGCCGCATGATTAAACGCAGCATTATTGGCGGCGTGTCCAATGAGTAATTTAGACAGCACGAGAGGGTAATCGCTCTCGGTAGCTCCAATGTAGTCCTCGATTATTTTGAGTTTACCCGTCGTGCGCTCGTGCGCCAGCACTACAATCTTGCCGCGTGCAGTGTCGAAGAACTGCTTGATGTAGTCAACACGACGAGATAGCCCAATCGCTCCAAAGAAACTATCGCCATTTAGGGACGAGCCCGACAGCCGAGCACTTCCGCCAATAGGAACGGCCTCCTTGGAACGCAGCAGATAATTGAAGCCGCTGGAAAGAACATCGTCGGGCAGGTGGGCAGGGTCTATCGTGTAGTTCACGCCCTTCCAGCCATCCGTGCGCAAGATTTTCTTGCCCGGCATGCTACACCCTCACGCCGGTCACGACCGTATCGGCATAGGGCGACACGGACCCGACCCGCGCCATCTGCTGCACGTCGTGCTCGAACGGACGGGACAGGAACTTCGCGTGCATGTCCTCAATGATCTTCATCCAGTCGCGCTCGTAGGTGACGGCACGCGGGTCGTTGTTGCGGCGGAAGAAGTCCCACACGATGTACTGGAGGAAGAAGGTGTGGAACTCGCCGTCCACGTTGAGGATGTCGGACTCCTGCTTCGGCAGCGGACAGTACTCGGTGTAGTAGAACGGCATCGAGTAAACGTCAGCGGGAATCGGGTAGAACTGGAACCGCTTGCGCCAGACCTTGCCGACGTAGGAACGGCCCGTAAACGCAACCGGCACAGCCTCGAACACCTTGATGTTCGTGTCGTCCACGACTTCCTTCACGGTGAAGTAGGCGTAGACGGGAATGTTGCCGGTCAGCACAACGAGCTTGGAGAACTTTCCCAGGTTGGAGGACAACCAAGCCGTAGCGGTTCCGACGAGAGCGTAGGTGTCGAGCGTGCCTGCAACCGTGCCCGTGGTGTAGTCGAGCTCCAGTGGCTCGGCGTCGGTGAAGAAGCGTGGGAATGAGACGACGTATGGGCGCGGGAACTTCCGGTCGAACATCTCTCGGTCAATGAAATTGAGGGTGTAGTAGGGGTACTGGAGTCGGATGTCCAGGAGTTCCTGCATCCCGGCGGGGAAGGAGTAGCGGTCCTGCACGATTTGGTAGGCGCCCAGCGCGCCCGACGACCCTGCGTAGGGAGTTGAGAGGGTCAGAGCCGTCGGGCTTCCAATGGCGGAAATCACGTAGCGGTTGTTGTCAGGGCCGATGAACACGCGGTCGGCCATGCCTGTCCAGACAGTGCCTGCGCCGACGACAGCGCGGGAACCTTGGGTAACGGTTACGGTTCCGGCAGCGTAGGGAATGACGGTGACGATGTAATCGAGCTTGCGCTGGAATAGCCAGCGCCCGTTGCGCTGGAGATACTGGAGCGCCGTCCCCATCGACTCGATGAACTTCTGCCGGGCCGCCGCATCCGTCGGGCCACAGATGTTCTGCGCCTGCTGGATGATTTCACCTACGAATAGGCCGGTGTTCATGGTTCAGCTAGAGCGTAGAGGCTTGCCCGCAGGTGTGAGCAAACTTGCGCTTGCGCCCCTTCTTGTCCGTGATGTTGATGGGATGGATAGCTCCGCACGACTGGCACGTCTCGGAATTGGCTGCGGCCTCCTGTTTGTTCTTCTCCAGCCTCTCCATGAGCTTGGGGTCAGGGCGCTGGGGCGGCGGATTGTCGGGCGACTTCCTGTAGCCGAGAGCTTCATTCTCCCCCAGCAACATGCCGTGTGTGCCGAACTCCCGCTCGGCTGCACGCACGCGCTGCTCCTCCATCGTCACACTCGCCAGCACTTCTTCTTCGGTCGGAAACGGGCAGCCCGTCTCGGCTTCCACGACCCCGCCTGGAATGTTGAGGGTGCGTTGTCCGGTTTCGCCTTCGGTCAACGCCACCGCCGACTCTTCCTCTGCTTCCACTACGGTATCACGCCTGCGCGACATTGCCTGGCTCCTTTGCTTCCTCGCCCCACTTTATCAGCGCCACGTAGTCACGAAGCTCGAAGCGCCAGAGCCAGTAGCGGAAGAAGCTCAGGGGCCACGACCCGAGCCCTCCCGCTCGCAGCATCTTCGCTCCGCACGAGCACTGGCGACCCCAAAGTTTTGGGACGCGACTATAGCGGGCGTGTCTCCCGCAATCTTCGCAGTAAAGGAACGACACAGCCAGGAACGCCCCTGGAGAGGGTTTCGGCCCGGCAAGCGCTTCGAGCTTCGAGCGCGTGAGCATGGTGCCAGTATAAGAAGCGTCCCCCGCCAGCGCAAGGCCAGCGAGGGACGTGAAAGACTAGACGCAGCCCCGGACCCAAACCTTGGTGAGCGCTGCCGCACCGGAAGTGTTGAGCACTTCCAGCGTCACCGCGCAAGCGCGGGCAGCGTTGAACACGTCGGTCAGGATTGCCGCGCCCGCGCCGGTCGCGGACAGAACGTCCGCATCCCCGGTCGAGGCAGACAGCAAGAGCCCCACCGCCGTGATGTTCACCTTGGTGTAGGCGAGCCCGTAGCCGTAGCACTGGACGATGACGACTTCGCCAGCGCCCTGCGGGTTCGAGACAACGAATCCGACCGTCCCGGCCCGCGCACCCGCCATCAGCTTCACCGTCGAGCCATTGGGGGTGGTGGGTTCGGCAACGCCGACCCACTTGCCCGCCGTCAGAGCGGACGACTCACCGTTCACGAAGCAGGCGTAACCCGCCTCGTTCTGGACGCCGCCATCGACCACGCGAATCCAAGAAGGCATGTTGGGTTTCTCCTTTCTTCGTTTAGGTGTTGCAGCCCGTGAGCCATCCCTGGCGGTTGGCTCGCGTTGCGACCAGCTCACCCTTCCACTTGATGAGCACGGCCTTGGCGAGTTGCCCGATGGGCTCAAGGCTGACAGGGGCTCCCGCCACCATGTTGTAGCGGCGGTGCGACTTCAAGAAGATGTACTTCGTGTTAAGGAAGTACGCCGTGTTTGCAGTCGCTTGGAGGGACCACGTGACAGTCGCCTGCTTGAACATCAGGTTCTCGAACCCGGCGTTCGCCATCTGCGTGTTGACGTAGCGCAGCTGGTTGAACAGCAGGCCCTCAAACCCCGTGTAGAACACGGAGTCCCCGATGATGAAGTTCGGCGGGTCGCCACCACCGCCCGAGCAGTCGGTGTAGAGCAGCCTCATCTTCGAGAGGCCGTCCCCGGTGCCAGCGGTGTTGAAGCTGGACGAAGCTCGCGTCTTGGCCTGCCACCAGGCGTAGGAAGCTTTGTTGAAGCCGCCTACGGTTCCGGTTGCCGCGACGTGCTGGGCCAGCCCCAGGATTTTCAGGGCGTTCAGGGCGTTGCCCGCGAAGGCGTCACCCTCCATGCCGTCCTGAATCGTCAGTTCCGCGTGCTGCATGAGCGAAGCCCACAGCCCAATCATCGACTCGGGACCGGAGTTCTGCGCGTCCTGCCGCTCGGACATGACGATGGGACAGACGTACTCCTTCATCACGTAGTTGCCCTCAACGAAGGGCTCCTGCTTCGTGATGTTGATGGCCTGCAAGCCAGAGTAGACCTGCAAGTCCGTGGACTTCTTGTACATCAGCGGGACGCCGATGTACTTGCCGCCGTCGAACGTCTGCTCATTCGCCTTGAGGTACATGAGCAGGGCGTTCTTGTTGAAGATGTTGTCCACCATCTCCCTGGCGGCGTAGTGCTGAACCGTGGACGCGAGAATCGCATCCGACGTTTCAGGTGAGGCTGGGGTGATTCCCATGTCTCTTTCCTTTCAGTGCTACGCCCCGACCGCCCCCAGCTCGCCTCGCTGAGCAGCGCGTGCCAACCGCTCGAAGTAGCGGTGACTCGTTTCGCCTTGGAGTTTCGGAACCGGACCCGCCACAGTTTTCCGGGTAGCAGGCGCCCCCCTGGAAACTTCGGTCCCAACCGAGGCAGGGCTTGCGACCTTGCCAGCGAGACGAGTTCCAGGTCGGAGCAGCGCATCCTTGTTCGCTACCACAAAGTAGGACTCCAGCGGCGGCGTCGAACCGAACTTCCGAGCGTCGTCCTTCATCGAAGCGATGATGGACGTGCGGCTCTGTCGGAACAGTTCGAGCACGTCGGGAGAATCCTTGTGGGAGTTAAGGAACGCCGACTCCTGGGCCACAATCTGCGACTCGACGGCGTTTGCTCGCAAGGGGCCAGTGACTTGCGCCACTTCTCCCCTCACCAGCTGCTTCACCAAGTCGGCAACCGCGCCAACGCTTTCCTTCGGAATACCGAGCGCTTCCAGCCGAGCCGGGTCAATGTTGGGAGCAGACGGCGGGGTTTCCTCCGCAGCCTGGGCGCCCTTTCCATTTTCCCGTCCCGTCAGGAGAGCCTGAACCGTCGCCGTGAGCGTCGCAACCTGGCCTTCGAGACTCGCCAGCTTTGCGTCGGAGGAAGGCGACCCTTCTTGCGAATCCTCGCTCTCCTGTCCTTCTCCACTTCGCTCCTCTCCCTCGCCGGTCGGGATTCCCAATCGGTCGAGAGTCCTGCTGGTTTCAGGATTCACGAGAGAACCTTCCTCGCTCACCCCACCAACAGTTCCTGCGGGAGCAGTACCAGAAAGTGCATTGATGATGCCTGCCGAAGCCTTTTCCATGCTAGTTCACCCTCCGCGTCCGGCAACGTGCAGGAAGCTTCTTGCCCTTTGGCGTGTGCTTCTCCCACTTCTTTACCGTTGCCCGCGCCATCTCCCCACGGTCGGCCATTGCGTAGAACTTCCCGCGTTGCGCCTTGCTCTTGAAGGGCATGGCTATACCCTCCAAAGGCAGGGCGGCCCACCGGAGGATGGGCACGCCCCTCGCATTGAAGGAGGCAGTCCTTCATCAGCGTTGTCGGGGTGGGAAGGAGTGTTTCCCTTGTTCTTCACGCCCCGCATCCTACACCTACTACCGGCTGGGTGTCAATACCCGAACAGCCCCCAAGGACTCGCGGCACCGCTTCTTGATGGGGAGCTTTCCCTGCGCAAGCAGGGATTGTGCTTTCGCCAACCCCTCTGCCAGCACTGCTTTCTTGGTAGCAAGCTGGCACTGGGCATTCTGGTTTCGGTTGCGTGCAGCGATGTCGCGGCCTTCGCCTTTCCGCGCCTCCACGTAGAGCCCGCGCTGCTTGATGAGGGCCTCATGCTCGCTAAATGAATTGATACGGCCTAGTGTGACATCGTCCATTGGATAGCCTGTGGGAAGACCGCCGGGCGCACGCTGCTCCCGAATAATCCCCTCCATGCCTTCGTTCCGAAACCCGCTCCAGGGCTTGCCTCCACGTATTTTCATGGCGCCTACATCCCTATGTCTCGTTCGCCCACGGCCTCCATTGGAGAAGATGCGGACTGCTGAAACAGTTGGCGAGCTGCGGAGTCGGGGTCCATCGCGGAGACTCCCGCCCCCATGAGGGGATTGCCTGCGGGTTCAGGCGGAAGTTCGTTGCCAGCGTCGGGAGGAGGCAATCCGCTGGGCTGCGGCTGAACCTGCTCGGGCGGGGTAGGGGACAGAACCTTGTCGAGCAGGCCAGTGCTGTCGGCGTATTGGAGGATGAGCTTCGCCAGCGCGCCACGGTTCACGACTTCGGGGAAGTTCGCAAACAGCGGCCACAGCTTCATCAAGTTGCCGAGCCGCTCGTCTTCATCCAGCATGCGGCCAGACGTTGCCTGCACCTTGACGCCTAGGTCATTGTGGAGAAGCTTTCGTGAGAACTTGCCGCCACGAGAAACGCCGTCGGGTCCAGAGAGCTGGAGCCAGACGTCCTCACTCATATGCTCGGAAGCGAGACGCAGCCAAGCTCGCCCCATGTCGGAGAGCGCGTCGTAGTAGAGGTCGATTTTCTCTTTGGCGCGGGCGGAAATCTGCTGCGCCACCATTTGAGCCTCGCGTGCTGTGCGCGGCTTCAATGCCTGCACGTCGTAATAGGCTGCGATGGTCCGCAGGTCTTCACGGGAATCGGCCATGCCTCGGTAGAACTCAGCGCCGAGCGAGTGGACTTCGAGGCGGCGGAATGCGTTGACGTTACGCACGCCAACCCACTCAAGCGAGAACGGCGACTTAAGTTTTTTGACGGTCTGATCGTCAGCTACTGCCTGAATGTCGTAGATGTTCTTGGGGAGGTTCTGCTGGTGGAAGGCGAACTCCAGGCTGCGATAGATGTTGAGCTGGTATTGCTGGTCCTCGAACATCTGCACGTCGCTGTGTCCCATAGGGGAGATGGAGTCGTCGTTGACGACGTACTCGGTAAACGGCAGTTCATCCAGGTTCGAGTAGGGAGAGTCTTCATCGAGCAGGAAGTAGTCGTAGCCGGGGCAAATGACGGTGCGCCGGAAGTCGCTGTCCGAATCATTTTCCTTCGTCCACTTGCGGCTCCACACTTCCCACAGCTCCACCATGTCCGACTCCAACTGGGAGGGCGAGTACATCATGGGACGGCCAGTCTCATCCACAATGCCCGCCGACTTGTACTGACGGCGCAGGCACTTGCCGCCCGTCAGCTTGTCGGTGTTCTTGTAGAGGGGATGGTCCTTCACGTAGTCGAGGGGCAGGATGAGACGGCGCGCTTTCCACTGGGCCTGCTCGAAGCACTGGGCATTGTGGTCGTAGATGTAGTCGCGGGGGTGGACCCGGATGCTCCACGGCACCATTTCCTGGATGCGCGTGTCAAACTCCATCACGCCCCGCTCGTTGATGCGCTTGTAGCGTGCACCCTTGCGCACGTTGATGCCGTGGAAGAACACGCCCATACAGTAGAGGAGCTGGTCCATGACGATGAGGCGGGCTTGTCGTTTCGTCTTGCCGTAGTACCAGCAGTAGTTGAGCACGGCTTCGGCGTGGCGCGCCGACATGGACTCGTCGGCGGTGCGTCTGTCCTCCACCATGAATCGCACCGGCCTGTCCATAACGTCGCCGAGCTTGTCTCGAACATACGGATACGTCATGTTGATGACGGTGGCGACGGCATCTCCGGTGCGAGCCTGGTCCAGCGACTTCGACTTGGTAAACTGCTGGCCCGTCAGGAGCGAGTCGGCCCTCTCCCAAATGGCCCACTTGCGGTCGTCGATGTAGCGAGCCGAGGCTTCGAGGCGCGACTGCCACTCGGCGTTTTGGCTGCGCTCAAGCCCCCGCAGACCAGAAGTCACCTGCCGCTTCTCTGCCGCTCTGGTAATTGGAAGTGTCTCTTTGCGCCCCTTAATTTTCGCTCGCGCCATTAGAAGCTCGTCCTTTCAGCACCAGCATACGACGACCGGATAGCGAGTTCAAGTTTTTCAGTGAAGGGAGGCGGCCACGTCTTGCCGTCCCCCGCCCCCACCATCACCGGGTCATAGGCCAGGATTTTCTTGGCGGCGGGCGACATCGACATGATGCCGTAGCGAAGTGCGTCCATCGCGTGGTCATTGACTTTGCGCGGGCGCTCTCTCCCGCCCACCATGTTCGGTCGGATGTCCTTCCACTGATACGTTGTAATCTCTTCCAGCAAGTTGGTGCAGCGCTCAGAGATGTAGAGGCGGGGAGGGGAAGCTGACAGACACTCGCGCACGCTATCGATACCGACCTGGACATCGTTGTTGGAACGGATGAGGTAGAGGCCGTGCTTCGCGTACTCGTCCGCAATGCTCCAGGCTTCGGAGATGGAGTCGGATTGCAACGAGCTGGCGAACATGGAGGGGTCCGCGTAGGTCAGCCAGTTCTGCACAGCTCCATCCACTACCGAGCACTGCTTGATGGCGGCGGCATGGTCGCGCACGATGCCGCCTCCCTGGTAGTACTCGTCTACTAGGTGGTAGGAACCCGCCTCATCAACCGCCCAAAAGAGACAGCAGGTCGGGTTGACGACGCCGTGGTCTAGCGAACGGAACCGGACCCAGTTGGAGGGGATGGAGCGGGCGGGCTCGACATGGACTTCGCGCCTGAACTCCCCGTAGATTTGGCCTGCGAAAGCGTCCCAGCTACCGTAGACGTAGCGCTTGCGCCACAGCTCGGGAAGCTTTTCGAGGTCGTCCAGGTAGTCTTGGGTGAGGTACTTGTTGTCGCGGGTTGTGCACTCGAACAGGCCATAGTCGGGCACGAGCTTGCCGGTGATGTAGGGGAGCTTGAAGCGACGGTAGAGCCAGTCGTGGCCGTTCGTGTTTGCGACGAGACGGCCTGTGCGCAGCGGGATGTCCCTGCGCCGCAACCGCGTGCACAGCATGTTGAAGGTATCCTCATCCATTTCCTCGGCCTGGTCTACGAGGAAGGCGCCGAGGTTGTAGGAGGTCAGCTTCGAGATTTCGTTGGCGCCCTCGAAGGAGCGGAAGATGTAGCGGGTGCCGTTCTTGAGCACGCAGAAGTTCTCCGCGTCGTTGCGCTGGGCAATCCAGTCGGGCGGGCAGACTTCCTCGTACCAGACCTGCATGGTGGTGTCGCGCAGCTCGGGGTAGAACTTGCGCAGCACCAAGATTTGGTTGCGCTGGCCGGACGACAGGAAGGGCTGCGTCCCCAGCACCAACGCCTGCATACACAAGGCCCACGTCTTACCGCCCCCCACGCCGCCTACAAGCGCCACGTAACGGCGAGGGTCATAAATGAACTGGCGCTGGTGTTCGAGCAGTTCGCGCTTGCCGAGGCCGTCGAAGGGCTGGAGGCGCCTGCGTCCCATGCTTAGTTGCCGCTTGGAGGGAGAGCCAGGGGAACGCCGCGACGGAGG